GATCCAGGTGGATGAAGACACCTGCGTGATACTCGGCATTTGCTGCTGAGGATTCATTCCATTCCCATCCTCATCACTCTTCCAGTCTGGTGCTCCGCCTGCTATCCTGGGGAAAGCTCCTGGCCCACCCGGCTGGTCGTATGCCGGCTCACTGGCTGAATACCCGTCGCCTGGAAACATAAAGATACCGTCAGCCTTCGTATGGAAAGCCATAAACGGCGGCTCGTCCACGTCTGGCGTAAAGACGGTCGGGGGTGTTAGGAAGACTTCAAACTCACTACCAGCACCCGCATCCGCTTGCGATCGTACCCAACGGTTTGCTGCAACTGGAAAGTGGTTTACTGATGTTATGAACGTCGCCATCTTACTGCGAACGAAATCATCCGCATCTGACGCGTTACCGTTACCACCGTCCAAAGCATCTGTGTTTTTAACGAATGGCATATCTACTCCATCAGAATTGTGAACCAGTCCTGGAGGTCAGTTTGGTCTATGTTCGGGAAAACCATATGCTCCCGACCTAACTGATCTACGATAATATTTTCAGCGATTAGATCCCGTGCCGCTAACTTAAAAGCTCCGTCGACCTCTCCTAAAACCTGTACTGCACCAGGCTCGTCTTGATAAAAAGTGAACGGAAGCAAGAAGTACAACCTTAACCCGACACCAACATTCAAAAAGCCCATATCCCCCGGGGTACTATTATAATGCTGGTCTCGCCAAAGACCGCCAAAAATACTAACAGTACCACTACCAGTCGCAATATTCGGAGCTCGGGTTTCAACTACGTTAGACAATGTGTTAAGAGCTTGCTCCGGCCATTGATCCCATGCTGTGTTACCGGTAGCTCTTTGATTCCAATTCCCTTGCTGGTCCCTGAGAAAGTATTGATTTGTGCCGGGCTCCACAAGAAAAGTAGTATGAAGACCGCCTTGTGTGCCGCTAATCAATTCAGAACTTCTCTGAGTTGTACCAGCAATAAATAGGGGGAGTGGCCACTTGCTGGCCGGGTCCGTAATAAAAGGAACGAACAAGCCCATGTAAATCATTTCGTATGTGCTGAGCGAATGCGCAACTACAATTAAACGACGGGGAGTGACAAAGAAGAAGAAATCTAAGTCAGACACAGTCAACGGGATTCTTGCAGAAGGGATGGAATTACTCATTGCTGATACAGGACTTATCCCCGGCTGATCTTCCCAGAGTGAAGCTCCATTAAATCCAGAAGCTCCTGCTAGCATCCACTGAGGATTGCCGCCCTCAGTTTCTGTAAATGCACCGATAAATGGGTTTGCACCTGAGTTATTTACCCCTTCCGCCCAGAATTCAGCATCAGTCTGATCATCGGTATATGTCGTGTTCCGTATCAGCCAACCAGAACGAGTCAGATCAAGTGTGGCACCGGTTCCACTTGCGCTCGCAGTAGTAGCTACTGGGCTGGTCGGTAACTCAGAATAGTCACCAATGTTAACCGGTTTCACCGTTAACACTACACCTGCGGCTTCAGTAAGAACCTCGAACGTTCCTGCAGTAGTCTCAACAGTGCCGCCTACCAGTGTCAAGATCTCTCCAACTACATATCCAGTCCCACCAGCATTAGGGACGGCTGTCATCCAGCTGTCCATGATCAGATCAACAGTTGCTCCTGCCCCCGTCCCTCCTACTAACGCATTTCCCGTAAGAGTAGCTGGTTCGATGATATAGCTGCCCGAGTTATTCAGTCTTAGAGCGGTGATGACGCCAGCTGATTCAGCTGTTACTTCGAACTCAGCCGGGTGTGCAGATGTACCGAACGTGGTGCCACCAGTAATTCCAACAATATCACCAACTACATATCCAGCCCCACCCGCATTTATGATGCCACTCCCAACGTGACTTCCTCGAATGAAGTCAATCATATCCTTAAACATGCGGATGTAAGCTTGGTCCGGGTTAAGGACAGACGAAGTACCTATTTGAAATGGCATCTCTTAAGCTCCAATTGCTCCCCGCGTCGCTTGCGGGTTATTCCGTAGGATGCTGAGTACTGCTTCCTCACCCTTTGCGCTCTGCAGCAACTGTTCAGCCTTCTCTGCTGAATCCACCACTATTACTTGGGGCGCCGCTACGTTTACTTGGGGAGGCGCGGCGCTCCCACCTGCTCCAGCCATCGCTCCCATCTGCTGCTGCGGTACAAAAGTACCTGCTGAGTCTGGGATGAACGCTTCTGGCTGCGCCCCGGTACCAATAAGCACCGGTTGCCCAGCTTGCCCTCGGCCACCGTCGTCTGCTACACCTGCTCCGAAGAAGCTGCCAACTGCTGACAAGAAAGCATTACCCCCGCCGGCCCCGATACCACTCAAGGAGCTGAATATTTGCTTCGCTAGTGCATTCGCTGCCATCTCACGCAACGTGTCTGCGAAGGCCGAAAGCATGCCTTTCAATCCATCCTCAAACGGATTGAATAGGAAGTCTGAGAAGGATCTGAACGACTCTCTGGCAGCTTCATCCGCAAAGACCTTCGCCGCACTCGAAGTCGCCTCAGTAGCCTCTTTCAGTCTCTCCTCTGCGGCGGCCGCCGCTCGAGTAAATGTCTCTTGAGAAATAGCTGCGGCCACCAACAGCTCGTCCAATCTCAGAAGTTCGTCAGCGTATTTCTCTGTTGGAGTCTTAAGAGCTTCGGTTAACCTTGCACCCTCTTCGAACGCATCCTGCGTACCTTGAAGCACTCTCAACTGGTTCTCAAGAGCTTTACTTTGCTCATCCGTAAGTTCTACGCCTTGCTTCCTAAGGTCTGCCTCAGCAGCAAACAACTGATTCTGGATCTCTCTTTCCTCGTTTGACAGTCTTGCTAATTCAGTCTCCCGCTCCAGATTCGAAATCATAGTACCGAATGGATCTTGAAGCGCATCCATTTCTGCTCTCGCTCTCTCCAAGAGACCTGCTCTCTCAGTAGCCGTACCAATTCCTAACTGTTGGGCCTCAGCTAACAGTTGCTCAATGTCCAAGAATTCCCTCGCAGCGGCTGCAGCAGGATCGAATTCATCCTTGAGTTTCCTTACTGCCTCCGTTACCTCATCAAACCTTGACTTTCCTGTATCTCCTGCATTAATATTCGCGATCAGCGTTTGGGCCGCTGCGTTCACCCGTATAAGTTCTTGTTCAAATTCTTGGAATGTCTCACCTTCTCCTACAGGTTGGAAAGCTTCTATCATCTCATCTCGCGCCGCGATAATCTGTTCAATCTGCTTCTCACCTGCCGTTAAGCCCGACAATCGAGCTGTTTCCTCAAATTCCTCCAAAGTACGTCCAGCATTTTCTAGCTTCTCCGCTAATCTCGCTACAGCATCGGATTCAACCCCAAGCCTACCTGCAGCCAACTCAGCTGCAGTCAAAGTTCCTGCCTGCGCTTGAGTTACAAAATCTATCTGTTTTCTTAGACTCTCGGCGCGGTCAGCTGTGTCTAATAATTGGTCACCCTCCTCAAGTAGGGCTACGGCGAGTGCTCTGGCTGATGACGCTCCTTGTTGGCCTGTTTGTTCAAATTCTATCAGTTTTTCAATGACTTCTTCAATACTTACCGCGCCAGCCTCGAACCCTTTCTTTAAATCTGTCGTAAGTTGAAGGAATGCTTCACCGCCGCCCCCACTAAACGTAAGGAAACCTTGTGCAACTTGAATCTTTCTAAAGGCAGAAACTGCGTCGTCGGTAAGCTCTTCCAGATCTTCAGTGGTATTTTCCAACTCTAATTGCAACCGTAGTAAGGCTGTAGCTAATTGAGTCTTAGAAAGGTCCGCCAGTTGTTCGTTCGCAGTCTCCGCAGCCGTAGCGTAATTTCTAAGTGCTACGTGGCCTGAATCCATGGCTACATTAAAAGCGTCTGCCGCAACTGTGGCATCTCTAGCTGAGCCTCTAAAAGTAAAGTACGCCGCAGTTGCTAGCGCTACCGCACCAGCTATCAAAGTAATTGGACTCGCGAGCATTGCTACGTTCAATGCTATCTGAGATGCCGTTGCTGCTCTTATGGCAATAATGGATGTCTGTACCGCCCCTATCATGGTGAACAGGCCGCCAACAATCCTACCAATAGCTAAGCCTGCTAAAGCTGCAGCCAGAAGTTGTACCGCAATAGCCATCCTTCGGTATAACTGAGCATTCTGATCTAGTGGATCCAGAGTATTTGTAAAGACTCGGAATAATCCAGTCAGAGTATCAATGGTACCACGGATCGCCCCAGACAGACCCGCATCACCCACTTGCAATGTCGCCTCTTGTAAAACTGATATGAATTGTTTGATCGACCCACTAAGGGTATCCTCCATGATACCGGCCATCTCATTCAAGGCTCCACCCGAAGCTTCAACCGCCTCCCTCAACTCTCTCAACCTGGGAACAGCACTTGTTAGGGTCGTTATCGCGGTAGCAGCACGAGCACCGAAGATAACTGCCGCATCGCCAGCTCCAAACTCAGATTGAGCTAGTCGATCAATAACGTCAATGAAGGAGTTAGTCTCGGGATTCAGTTCTGCGAGAGTCAGACCTAAATCTTTTATTCGTTGTTTGGCTTGAGGTGTTACATTCGTCAACTTCAATAGGGATTGGCGCAAGCCAGTACCTGCAAGAGATCCTTGCAAGCCCGCATCACCCAACACACCTACCGCAGCAGCCATATCCCGAACACTTTGTCCAGTAACTGCCGCAAGCGGAGCCACGAATTTCATGGCATTACCCATCTGCCTGATATTCGTATTGGCCGAAGCAGCTACAACCGCCATCACATCGGCTACTTCTGCCGTCCTGTTTGCTTCAATCTGGAAGCCTGACATGATATTAGACACAATATCAGCCGCTTCACCCAAACTAAGCATACCAGCCTGTGCTAAACGCAACGCTGGTTCAGTAGCGGCTAGAATCTCATTTACATCGAAGCCTGCTTGGCCGAGGAATCTCATACCCTCAGCGGCCTCTTTGGCTTGGAACGCGGTCGTAGCTCCTAAACGTCTTGCCTCTTTATTAAGAGCTTCGAACTCATCTGTGGTTGCTCCCGTTACGGCCTCCACACCAGCCATAGCATCTTCAAAGCCTCGGAGGGTATTGACTATGCCCCGGATAACAAAAAGACCACCCAGGCCAGTTAGGGCGGTACGAGTGCTGAAAGTGGAGGTCTTGAGTCTACCGAAAGCGGTGGTTGCCTTAGCTGTTCCTCTGACAGCCGCAGTACCCATCCTATCAAGCCCTGCCGACACTTGCTGCGTCGCACGAACCGCTTGCTGGTTCCTAATTATGATGTCCAAGCGTGCGACTTCGGCCATCCTTAGTTCCCTTTAGCGCTGCCCGCTTCTCTGCTGCAGTCTTCTTCTCGAAGGTTTCCTGCATGATCTTGCGGTATTGGAGATCCAGCCAAACTAGATCTCCGAATAGTTCCTGTCTTTCGTCTGCCCCAGTGACGCAATACAGGTCGAGTGCTGCCCGAATTTCGGTAGGTTGGAAGGGTTTGATTCCAGCCGAAGTTGGCTCCCTCGTGATATTCAGCTGCCAAAAGATTTCGTGCGTAAAGGCAGCGTGAAAGCCGAGTAAAGGCTTCTGTTGAAGGGCCTTGGGTAACTTCCCCGAGTCCTTCGCCAAGCCTCTTAGGAATCGTTCTTCTCTTCCCCACTTGAGGTCCCATCTAATTCGGTTGGTAAGTTTCCCCGGTCGACCTCACTCGCCTTGGCTTTGTAGGCCTGCATGTTGTCGGCATTCCGAGCCACGAAACTCCGGAACTCCTCGAATTTAGACATGTACTCGATCGCCGCAGTTACCGAATACTTGACTTCTTTACCTTGATCCGTAAACCCCTTCCAGTCCAGCAAGATAGTCTTTGCCATCACCTCGATCAACACCGTGTCAGCGGTGTCATCATCGAGAAGTTTTTGGGACAGGGATTGTTCGTAGATGCCGAGTTTGGCGCGGAGGAGTTCTTTGTATTTCGGATTGCCTGTGCGTGCAATCTTACAGTGTGCTCCCTCTCCTACTGGGAACCACCTTCCTTCTTGTACTAGTTTTTGATCAAGCTCAAAGGCTTCATTAAAGTCCATAACATTTCCTCTTGGTAGCTACCGACTTGGCTTCTGCCAAGCCGTGAAAGTGACCGCTCTACTAGAGGGCGGCCGGTAATGCGTCGATAATTATTACTGCGTCATCGTCAGGTGATCGTACCGCCGTGAACTCCATCGGAAGAAGAACATCGTCATTACCCGATGGGGCTGTCGGCGTACCACTTGAAAAGAAGAGTCTCGGCAGCGTGATTACAAAAACGTTACTGTCCGAGTCTGTGAAAGTAATAGCAAACTGGCTTTCTGAGTGCTGGAGGAACTTCTGCAGCAGAACATTATCCTCAAAGTAGGCCGTAAGCGTGCCCGTGACATCGACAAAGCCGTAACCGATGTCGACCGGCGAACGACTTCCGATCTCAGGCTTCTGTCGCAGGTTGTTCTCAGTCGTGAACTCGACAGACCTCACAGCAGTCGCCAACGGAGCGTCACCTTCTTCAAGGTTACCCACATTCGTGGTCGCGTTCAAAGCGTCCTGGATACCTGCGGGTACCCGTGTTCCCATGACAGTCACTTGCTGTGACACCGCTTCCTTACCCATGAAGGTGAACGTACCTGTCACAAGCGCTGCCGCTTCGACGTTCATGGTCATGGCGCCGACTCGGCAACCTGTCATGTAGAGGAACTCGACGACATCTCCGAAGAATTTCTCGACTACGAAGGACTTCCGAAGGATTCCGTTCTTTAGTCGTTGTGCCGTTAAAGTCACTTGGCCGGCTGATTCAGTTGCTAACGTAGAAGCGGAGCCATCGGCTAGCGTAACAGTTAACAAGTTGGCGGATATCGCCGTGATCCGGAGAGTACCATTATTACCGGCTATATCCCAACCCTCCATCCGGAAGGTCTGACCCACTTCAAGGTTCACATCTACCAAGAAATCTGTTGTGACTGACGAAATCGTGTCAGCTGTGTTTATCTCCAGGTCGAAGAACACACCCTTCGGAGACTTGAACACCAACGGTAGGCCTGATCCTGAGTCTTCGTCCGTCAGGTTGGTAACTGGGACTATTTGATTGTCGACATCAAGGAACGTGTCGCCGATATCGACTGCCGTGATTAGCATCCGTCCGTTGTTGATGGTATTCAGTTCGAAGCCGAATACCCAGACATCTGCGCCGGCTATGAAGTTGACGAAGTCAACGGCACCCTGCAGTACGTTGTAGCGATTCGAGGCGCCGACGACCCCGACATCACCAACAGCAAATGTCCGCTCAATAAGGTACACAAAGTCATTTGCAAGTGCGCCTTCAAGCAGAGGCTCCCAATCTCGGAACGACAGCTCAAAGTTGATGTCACCTTCAACCGAAACACCAACCTCGGAAAGAGTATCTCTCATCCGATCTGTTCGGATGGATTCAGAAACGACGGTCGCCTTATTATGAACCAGCGTTTCGCCAGTCATTCTTACTTCGTACGACTTCGGAGCAAGGGCTCCAACTTCTGGGTCGGCTCCCCAGCAATCGTCGTCTTCTTGAGCGATGACAAGACTAGTTCGGTTTGTGTCAGCTGTGACTGGAGGGCAAATCTGCGCCATTTTTACGTCCTCACAAGGTGTTCAATCCGTGGTTCTGATCCCGGAAATACGGACAATTCACGTTCACTTGAAACCACCCGTTATTGATTCCTACTGTTACCTTCGAAGGAATACGGAAACGTATTAGTCCCGATTCGTCTTCGCAGATCTCTAGTCTCCTGAAAATATCTGCCGCTTGTCCGGCTAACCTCAGCGCATCCCCGGTTCCAGTTCTTTCCTTCTGGAAGACCTGGATAATCACGCTTCCACCGTATCGAGAACGGGCAGAATCGCCCAAACTGACTTGTTCAGCCTCTGCAGTCACTATCGTAAAAGCGACCCACGTCTTCTCCGTCTTGGGTTCTGTCCAAGGAATGTTTTCGTACCTGACCTTCGTATTCCCCAATGTAGGCCAAAGAGTGGAGAATCTCGTCTCCAAGACCTTTCGTTCGTCGTCGAATTGATTCGGAGCTGTCATTAAACGTTAATCTGCCGGCGCACTATCGTAACGATAGCCGGTAACTGGAGAGGGAGGGTCTGAACTGACGCTTCCACAAAGCCTGCTGGTGCCTTTAAGCTCGATCCAGCATTCAAGTCACCAATATAAGGGACTCCATTCGCTACATGAATAGTGCGACCTAGCGTGAATCCCTGTAAATTCACTTCACCATCCAAAGCAGCGCCACCAGGGTTATTATAGCTAGCGGGCTTCGCTCTAAAATTGGGGGTTCCAACACTGACATTCCAGGAGGCGGATGCACGACCCGTGTTAATTGGCGTCCTTGCAGCGACTTGGTTCCGAATAGATTTAGCCGTCTCTTTAACCACCAGAGAGACGGCCAATTCCACTTTGGAATTAAACCTATTCAGGTCGCTTACGAACTCTCTCGGAGTATTGGGCACTAAGGTCTTCTCACTGTTAAGATATGGAGGAGCTTAGGAGGTGGTGTTTTGACGGCAATGACCTCCCACTCCAGGCCAGCTCCGTCAAGTACAAAATCGGCCAGTTTCGGGACAAACGGTAAGTCCTGGACATCAAAAGTCAGACGCTGATCGCCCGGTTGAATGAAGTTTCCATCAACTGCGTCTTCCTTAAAGGAAGTGAAAAACCCTTTTACCGGAATGGTTCGAGTTGATCGCCGAGGAGACCCTGTCTCAGGATCATAAATTGGATCTCCTACCACCTGCTGGTAACGAACATTCTCCGCAATCGAACTCATCTCCTTCAGAGCGACTCGAGTAGCATACTTGATCTGAGTTCTTAGACTCATTGGTTAATCACCGTCTTCTCGCTAACCTGCAAGAACTCGATGTCCTTCCAAGTACCAATGGACCTTAACAAGAGTTCCAGATCGACGAATCTCGTTCCCATCAAGATTCCTTCGCCTTTCTTCTCTGCCCCCTGATCCAATGCGTCCGTATCAAACGTCATTGACAAGCCATCAGTCACCCAAGTCTTCGGTACGCCCCCGCCATCCACTATTTGACGGATATCCTCTGGCTCAGTGGTGAAGTATCGAGCCAGCTCAATTTGCGCATCCTTCAGCTGCTGAGGAATAGTGCCCGGCAGAATGACATCTCC